TTTGAAACAAGAGAGAATACAGATATACCTGTTAGAGCATTAGTTGATAGTGCGAAAGGTCAATTATACAAAAGACCTGGTGCAGCTGTTGACCAATACGATACTACAAAATGGGATTACAACCATAAATTTGTAAGACCTATAGCTGTGTTTGGTATGTTGAGAGGTACAGGTCAACTTATAGAAGAATGTATTAGAGATTACCAAGACTTTTATTATTTTGACCATGCTTATTTGTTTGGTAATAAACATAGTGCTTCAAAAATTACAGGCGAAAGAATATACAGACTAACTAAAAACTATTATCACATTAGAGATATAAAGAAATTAAAAGCTGATGACTATAAAAGAATACAAAAATACAGAGAACATATTGAATTAAAACCTTGGAAGTATGAGGGCGATTATATATTATTCATACCACCTAGTGACCATGTTAAAAAATATTTTTGGTTTAATCATCATTGGGAAGAACAAACACTTAAAGAAATAAAAAAGCATACTAGAAAACAAATTAAGATTAGAACAAAAGAAGATACAACACCATTAGAAAAAGATTTAGAGAATGCTTATTGTACAGTATCTTATCAATCTACCGTAGTAATTAAATCTATTATGAGTGGTGTTCCTAGTTTTTGTGATAATTCATCTATGGGTTTACCAGTATCATTAACAGATTTATCACAAATAAAAGACCCATTATATACACCTGAAAGAGAATATTGGATTGATAGTTTATTAGCTAATCAATTTACAATGACAGAAATACAAGACGGAACGGCATGGAAATATGTTAGTAACACATAAAATAAAATGGCAAGAATGTTTATCTCACCAAATTTGGCCTCATATAGAAAAAGGCTGGAAAGATGATGACAGAAACATACACTTTTTTTGGGGTTTAGCAGGTGCTAATATATCAGAAATAAACGAGTGTAATAGACTCGGCGAAGAATGGTGGTATGTAGATGTAGGTTATATTACAGACCAGATTACAAGATATCCTAATCCTATAATACATAAACCAGATAGTACATACTTTAGAATAATAAAAGGTCATATTCATACTCAAACTATGGCACCTGGAAACGGTGATAGATTAAAAGATTTAAGTAATAAGGGTATTGATACAAACATAGAAGATTGGAAAAATAATGATGGTTATATTTTATTATGTCCTTCATCTCCAACTGTTACATTTAGACAAAATAATATGACACAAGAAGAATGGATTACAGAAACAGGTAATACTTTATTACAATATACAGATAGACCAATTAGAATGAGAAACAAACCACGACCTGGTAATAAGTGGTGGAATACAGATATAAAAGATGAACTAAAAGGTGCTCATGCCTTGGTAACTAATATGTCATTATCAGCTATTGACGCAATTAAATTTGGTGTACCAGCATTTACAGACATAGATAATATTGCTTCGCCTGTATCAAATACAGATATAAGTAATATAGAAAGTCCAATGAAACCAAATAAACAGATTATCAATGAATGGATAAACTGTATAGTAGAAAATCAATTTACATTAGACGAGATAGGGAGTGGTATCGCCTGTGAAATACTTAAAAGACAAAATGAAGATACGATATTATAGAGATTTAAATGGTGCAAGATGGATAGGTTTTGGCCTTGCCATGTTGTCTGTTTTTATTTTATCATCAGCTAATATTTCTACACAATGGGTTGGCTGGTTGTTTAGTGTGGTTGCCTGTGTAATGTGGGTATATTTTGGTTATAAAGATAGAGATTGGCCACGAACTCTTATGGAGTTTATGTATTTAATTTTTAGTATGAGGGCTATGTATAATTGGTTAATAGTATGAATTTTGCTTGCGTTTGTTATGGTACAAAATATAAATTAGAGTATGTACAAAAACTGTACAACATGGTACAAAGACATAGTACCGTTCTTCATAACTTTTATTGTTTTACAGACCATCCTAATCCTACACAAATAATAAAAGATACACATATTAATTTTAGAAAGTTTCCACTATTTAATTTAGAAGGCTGGTGGAATAAAATGCAACTGTTTCATCCAGGTATTTTAGAAGGTGATACTTTGTATATGGATTTAGATGTAGTTATAACAGATAATATTGATTGTTTCTTTACATATAAACCAGAGGCTGATTTTGTAGGTATGAATGACTTTAATCCACTATCAGGTCAGTTTAATTCTAGTGTAATGAGGTTTAAACCTGAGATAATGAAAGATAAGTTATGGCAGCCATTTATAGACGATAGACCAAAATACTTTAAAATGTTTGGAGATCAGGTGGCTATATCAGACTTGATAAAGAAAGAATCTGAAACATTTCCAGACGAGTGGACACAAAGCTATAAATGGTACGATAGAAAAGGTGAGAGATACCATAAATCAACTTGGACGTTTGAACATAATGGCGAATCGAAAGTTACCATATTCCACGGATCACCAAATCCACATGAATCCGACAAGGAATGGATCAAAAATCACTGGAATTAACACTTTCCTAGCTGTGTCCAGGTGTCGCACCTAAATAAACCATTGATTTATAAGGGTTTTTTATTATAAAAAAGTTAAAAAAAGGCTTGCAAACCTCAGCGTTTTCATGTATAGTATAGATATGTTAACGAAAAAAGGCACACTACATCTGGTTTATGCCAGAGAATATTACGATAGTGAAGAAAAATACGATCCTTATTTCTTCTCTTATCATACAATTTTTAGAAACTTACCGTTATCACAACTTAATAGTTTAAATTCTAAATCTCTTAAAGAGAAAGTAAAAGCTTTCTGTGATAAGAACTACAAAGAAACTGCTAGTAACTTTACAGGTACTAGTAAAGTTGAAATGATAAGTGGTGATGAATACTATAGAACATACGGTGAAGTTTATGATCTATCAGGTTATCCTGATGACAACCATTTACATAACGATTATGGTCAATTTTACAAAAGACAATTTTTTAAATACGATTTTGATAAAGAACTAACACAACAAGTTATAAAGGAGAATACTGTACGATGAATTTATTAGACTATGCTAACTTTAAATTAGATGATTACGAGCCAAGTAATTTTAGAGAGTTACTTGTTAAAGAAGCTACGAATGCTTACAAAGCATATACGGAGGGAAGGGTGGTTGAAATGGTAAATAATGTACCAGTAGAAACCTCAGTATCAACAGTAGTTGAATATTTTAGTGAAGCATTAAGTCAGATGGATAGAACACATGAAGTTTTTGAAGACATTAATTATACTACAATAATGGATGATTTAATGTTGTATGTAGATGAAAACAATATTGCTCTAAAAAAACATAATAACAAAACAATACATTAAGGATAATATGAAATATAACGAAGATAAAATAGTAAAAGAAATCGGAGATTACATCAAAGGTACTTATGGTGAACACTATAGTACAACAAAAGATGGTTTCCAAGTACAAGATATGTTAAGACAATTAGGTATTGCAAATGATTTTTGCCATGCCAATGCAATTAAATATCTTTGTAGATATGGTAAAAAAGGCGGTAAGAACCGTAAAGACTTATTAAAAGCTGTACACTACATTGTGCTTTTAATGAGTGGTGACGATAGTAAATAACAAAAGGAGAACACTATGATAATTAATGTAGGTGATACAATAGAAGATAACAGAGGCAGACAAGGTGAGATTGTCAATATAGGTATTGCAACCGAAAGAACAGATATAGCTGCTGAGAATGATACAAGTTTGAATGCTCAAACATATGATACAGAGTTAGGTTATACAGGTGCAATAACATTTGGTAGTAACTGGTGCTATTTTGAACAGATTGAGAAAATAGTAAAAAGAAAACAAGACGATACGGAGTAAATTATGATACAAGAAATAGCAACAATAGATGTGATTAACCTGGCTTTAAAAGATTTAAACGAGGGTAAAGTCGATGTGGCAAAAGAAACATTGACTAACTACAGAGATAAAATTCAACACCAAGTAGATGAGTTTGATAAATGGGCTGAAACACAATCAGACATAGATACTCAGATTTCACTAGATTTAGAGGGAAACTAGGTGTACTTAGACCTTAGAACAGCTACGATTCGCTACTCCAGCGCCATCCTAGACGCTTTTTTCCTGCCGAAAAGCAGTAAAATCAACGTTTTTTTAAGGCTTGACATTTTAAACGATTTATGGTAGGATATAAGAATATATTAACAACGAAAGGAAAACACTATGCAAAAATCAGAATTTAGATACAACCAAGACACTTTATTTGCCGAATTTCAAGTGGCAAAAGATAAAGATATTAAGTTATCTAAAAAGAAATCTGAACACGATCAATTTAAAAACCGTGTACAGTTTTGTAAGGATCACATTTCATTAAGACAGGTGAATCCAGAAGTTTACGAACACTTAGATGTAAACTTTACAAATTTATTAGAGGCGTATTCAGCCCCTAATCCTAGAGACCATTTCTATCTAAAGGTATTTGGCAAAACATATGCTGAGAAAATGGCTGAACAAGAGGCTGAAGATATATCAGTTAACGATAAAGAATAGTTATGGCGATTATATACACAAATAATTCTAGTGGTGCTATTCGTAGGTTGAAATCTAAAAAACCTACGAAGAGTTACTTAGAGGCTCTTGCTAAACATATCAAGTGGTTGAGATCAAAAGGTTTCAATGTAAATGATAATGGCAAGATTATATTATCTAAGAGAAAAACTGTTATGAGTTTAGGTGTATCATATGTAGATCAACCAAAAGAAGAAGTAAAAACAAATGCGTTTATGGGTAACGGTAAACAAATATCTTGGAAAGAAAAACAAGAAAGATTAGAAATCAGTAAACAATACTCTATAGCGCCAGCTTACAACAAAGGCCCTTACATGGTAGTTGCTAAAGAAGATATCAAAACGGCCGGGAGAAAAGTTTAATGTTACATAAGATAAGTGATTTTTGTAAAAAGATTGATGGTATAAAAAAACTTAGTGATGATTTATACAATATAAAGTATAATAATCCAAAAACTGAGGCAAGAGATAAAGAAATCGATAACTTAATACAAGATATACAATCACAATGTTTAATAATTTCAAAAGACACAATGCCATATGATAAGTAAAAAGATTATAATTTTATTATCAACACTACTTATTGCTAGTGGTTGTGCGAATAGATCACAAACAGGTGCTGTATTAGGTGGTGCAACCACAACAGCAGCTTGTG